TCCAAGTATTAGATTATCTGGGTCAATGGCGGCTTCGGGTAACGGCGGATCTAGTTATTATGGCGGTGGCGGCAAGGGCGTGGGTGGCGGCAGTAATGGTGCCGGAGCAAATGCTTCTACTTATGGAGGCGGAGGCGGAGGCGCTTGTGTTATTGGAAACGTGACAAGAGCTGGCGGAGACGGCGCGGACGGAGTGGTAATCGTGGAGGAATACGCATAGATGAAAGCTTTAATAAATGATGATAACAGTATCAAAGAGATATTTGACTTTACGGATATTGATAAAAGGTTCTCCCCTGAGTTAGTTCGGTCGTTGATTGATGTTCCGAGCGAAGCTGTGGCGGGTCAATATTTTATCGACGGTGCGTTACTTAATGAGAAACCTTTGTCTCAAAAAGAAATTGATCGAGAATCGGAACATAATCGCAAAAAGTCTTTGAAAGAAAAGATCAAGGCCGCTGATAAGAACAAAACCAAAGAAGTATTAGAGGACTTGCTCGACTATTTGGACATTAAATAATTAATTTATGTATTGGTGTTTAAATAGTTTAACAGAAAGAAAGAAAAGAAAACGGCTCAAAAAGAAAACAAAGAAAGAGCTAAAGCTAATATCACGGATTAGGTAACCTGAAAAGGAAAAAGAATAACGCAATGTATCTGGAGATAGAAACGGAAGAACACACATATTCAGTTGTTTACGACAAAGCGATTAGAGCCGACGGATCGCTTCTATTCCCCGAAAGACTGAGCAAAGAGTTTTTAGCAGAGCAAAGACGGGCACTAGGTCCTTATATCTTTGCCAACCAATACATGAATGAGATTATCCCCGATGGGGAGCAGGATTTTAAGAAGGCATGGATTAAGTATTATGATGAGCTGCCTAAGAATTACTATACCTTTGCTTTCCTTGACCCTGCGATTAGCCAGCAAGAAAGCGCGGACTATACTGCTTTGGTTGTGGTTCATGTGGATACGGAAGGCTATTGGTATGTTGAACAAGCCAGGCGCTCAAGAATCACGGCAACGGATACAGTTAAACTCTTATTTGACGCCATTGAGCAATATCCAGAGACTATGGCAATTGGAGTTGAGGACGTAGCTTATCAAAAGGCATTGCTTCATTTTCTTGATGAGGAAATGCGGCGTAGGGCAAAGGTCATACCTATTAAAGGTATTAATAGGGGTCCAGATAAGACTAAAGAAAAGAGAATACTTTCTCTTGTCCCTAGATTTGAATGGGGACGTATATATTTAAAAAAAGGATTACAAGACCTCGAAGACGAATACAGTAAGTTTCCCAGGTCACTACACGACGATTTAATGGACGCACTTGCAAGCATAGAAGAAATAGCATTTGCGCCAACAAAAGAAAGAGAGGTCCAACGTGTCCCAAACCCGAACAACGCAGACTCGTACGAAAGTTGGTACAGAAAGCAAGGAGCTAGAGAAGCCACAGACGGAGACTATTAAAGGAGTGATCCAGTCTTTAGACGAGCTTGAGCATCAAGTAACGCTAGCTAAATTATCCTCCCCTGGCAGTAAGGGCCTAGAGTTATTTGCTACCAAGGATGTATTAAAGCTTATTTTGCGTCACAATTATAAGGATGATTTGTACGTTAGCTATAAGGACGTCAAAGTATATGAGCACGGAAAAAAGGTTTCAGCCGACAAGAGAGACGGTGCGGACTATAGAGACCTCCAATTTGGAGAGAGCAAAAGTAGAATGTCAGCCGGAACGCAAGCAATGGGGTCAGATAGTGAGTAACGACGTAGTATATTTTGCTATCATTTTGGTGCTACTATTGATGTTTGTGGTGACTAATTTGTTTTGGCTAGCTCATTACAATAAGCTTTTAAACAAGTTTATGAGTCGCAATTATAGTGAGTATACACAGGTAGAGCAATTAAAACTACAGCCTGAGCCTGTGAATGAAGTAGAAGTGCCAGACCCTTATGATGAGCAGCGGGCGGCAGATATTAACTCAATGATGGGCATGGTTTAACAAGTAGGGGAATAAAATGGCTTTTGAAGGAATCACCGAGCGACTTATGAGTGCTATATCTGGTAACAAGCCGGATAAGATGGAAAACATAGGGGACCAGAACCAACATGAAAAAGACCTGTGCGGAGAAGTTAAAGAGCGCCTTGAACAAATCAGAAATACAGCCAACCGTGTTGTTTCTGAGGGTCAATGGCTTACGAATAGTGCGTATTTGCTTGGGTACACTAATTTGTTTTATGATACTTCACTTAGAGTTTTCAGACCCGTTAATGCCCCAAGCCGTAGCGCTAGAGGCAGTAGGGTTGAGTTTAATTATATTCTTCCTAACATTCAAAATAGGCTAGCTAGACTTACTAAGTCGCCCCCTCGCTATGACGTTAGACCTAATTCTACGAGTGATGAGGATAGAGAAGCTGCAAGATTAGGGCAGCATATAATCACTCAAATCTGGGATCATCAAAGGGTTAACAAGAAACGCCTTAGTTTAATCATGTGGATGCAACAATGCGGTCATGCTTATTTAAAGACTTCTTGGGACCCTAGTTTAGGACCCAGAGAGCCTATGGTCGGTGAAGACGGGGAGTCTGTAGTTTACAAGACTATGGGAGACGTCAGGGTTGATGTTGTTTCAGCCTTTGAAGTCTTTCCAGACCCTTTGGCTAAGACTATAGAGGAAGTATCATATTTGGTACACGCTAAGGTTAGGCCTATAAGTTATTACCGCACCCAGTATGGAAATGGTCGAGGTCATTTAGTAGAACCAGAGGATGTTTGGCTACAATCTCTAGAGTACGAATCTCGTATCAATTCTTTCAACGCTCAAGCTGGTACTGGGTCCGGTGTTTCTAATTATATGCAAGACTCTGCCATTGAGCTTTCTTATTATGAAAAGCCTAACTATAAGAACCCACTTGGCCGCCACGTTATTACGGCCAATGGTGTGTTACTTAAAGATGACATATTACCGATTGATGACATACCTTTTGCTAAGTTTGATGATGTTGTGATTGGTGGGAAGTATAATAGTGAATCAACTATTACTCACCTAAGACCATTACAAGATCAATATAACAAAAACTTAACCAAGAGAAGTCAATGGGTTAATAGGATGCTCAACGGCAAATATATAGCTGCTAAAGGTCATGGCTTAATGAGTGAGGCTTTAAATGATCAAAGTGGTGAGGTTGTTGAATATAACCCTATTCCTAATGCGGCACCTCCTAGCTACTTGCCAGCTCCTCCGATACCTCAATATGCTTATACCGAAGACGACTACGTTAAAGGTATGATGAATGAGATTAGTGGTGTTGGTGAAATCAGCAAAGGGGACTTACCAAGTGCAGGAATCCCGGCCATTGGTATGCAATTTCTTCAAGAAATGGATGATACTAGGATTGGGACTATTACTGAGAATAATGAACATTCTTACGCTGACACTGGTCGCTTTATATTAAAGTTTGTTGAAAAGTATTATGATTACCCACGCACATTAAAGATAGCCGGACAAGGCTTAGAATACGCTGTAAAGAGCTTTAAAGGTGAAGACCTAAAGAGCAACACAGACGTAACAGTTGTCCGTGGCTCGACTCTCCCAGGCTCTAAGGTGCTAAAGAGACAAGAAATCATAAACTTGCATCAAAATGGTTGCCTTGGAGACCCGGCAGACCCTAAGGTCCAGGAAAATGTCTTAGGGATGCTTGAGTATGGTGATGTTGGTGAGGCTTGGAAGGATTACACAATTGATTCTCAACAAATATCTGAGCATTTGGATATGTGTCAAGAGGGCGAGAAGCCGCCAGTATCGGAGTTCGATAATCACAAAATGTTTGTCCAAGAGTTTAATCGGTTTAGAAAAGGGGACAAGTTCAAAGAGATTGAGGAGCAAGCCCAATTCTTAATCACTGAGAACATGGAGCGCCACTTAAGTTTCTTAACTGATATTATGCAGCCTGAAACCTCTGGCGCGGGTACGGATTTAGATCCAAGTATGCAAGAGACAACGGACGCATTAGAAGCTGAGGAAGCTGTTATAGGTGAGGAGCTTCAAAACGTATTAAACCCAGAGTTTCCGCAAGAGGAGCAGGTCTTGCAAGAATTATCAGAAGAGGAAGAAGTATAATGGACACTAAATTACTAAACGACGCACTAAAGAGACGAAAACAAAGAAAACTACAAGAGTTTAACCCTGGCGATGATACGGAAACCAAGGCGGACGTCTTGGAGACGACAGAAACTATTATGGGTGAAGGTCCAGACCTTGATATGCTTAAAGCCAAGTCTATGGGCGGTGGGGATTCTACCGACGAGCTGTTACCTTCAATGAAGGAATTAGTTGGGGACCCATTTAAAGGCAATAAGGGTGACAGTGAAGAATCAGAGGCCAGTAAGGAAGAATCCCACGAAGCGGACGAGGCGGTCTTTGACGAAAGGGAATACAAGAGAGCGAAAAACAAAACGAGACCCGGATTATATGGAAAAGTACAAATGGGACTTGGAAAAAAACTAGGATACTAAACACGAAAGGACACACACATGTCAGAAGAAGAATCGGCACCACAAGAAATGTCACCAGACGGCGCAGCGGAAGCGGCTGTTTCCGCATTAACAGAAGCAACGGAAGCCTTTGAAGCTAAGCCAGAGGGTGAAGCGACTGAGGAAGTAAGCAAAGAACAATCTGATTTAATGGCTCTAGAGTCCGTTGATAAGTTTACTTTTAACGGCAAAGAGTACACGCCAGAGGAATTAAACAAGGCTGTTTTGTTTCAGCAAGATTACACAAAAAAGACGCAAGCTATTGCAAAAGAGCGTCAATACATGGAGAATTTAGAATATGACTTAAAACATGTTCGGTCTAACCCTAACTTAGCTGATCAATTCAAAGAGATATACCCAGAGAAGTATCACAACTATTTGGCTATCTTGAACAATGATCAGAAAAAAGAAGGTGCCGGGCGTGACAGTGCAAACCAAGAAGACATGGCAGACCTGCCTGAACCACTCAGAGAGAAACTAGAGTTTCTTGAGAATAAGGTCCGGGAACAAGATGCAAGACTTCACGAGGAAAAAGTAGACGCCGCTCAAGCTCATCTAGACGTTGTATTTGAAAAGTATAGCGGAAAGTATGAGTTAGCTGATGAGGACGCCATTATGAATAAGGCACAAAGGTTGATTGAAGTTAATCAAGAAAACCCTGACTTTGAAATGACCTCTCACATGCGGGAAAGGCTTTTTAAGCAAGACCACACAGCCAGGGAGACGGCATACTCAGCCCGGCACAAAAAACTTGTAGACCAGCAAGTAAAATTGGGTCAATTGGGTGCGGACACAGGTCCAGGCGGCCAGGCTCCGGGGAAACCGAGAAAGAGACAATCTTTTGACGAGGCAACGGAAACGGCTATCGAGGATTTGAGCCGCAGATAACACTAACTTTTAATAGGAGCTAATTAAAATGGCTAACAATTTTCAAGGTGTAACCAGCGGTTTAGCTGAGTTAAAGAATTATTACCAGGGTCCAATTGTTGATCAATTGAACCAAGACCTTCCAATTTATCGGGGAGCTTCTCTGGGTAAACATAAATGGAGTGGACAACAAGTTATTCGTCCTCTCAAAGTGAGACGTAACCAAGGTATAGGCGCAACGAGTGACGGTGGGACATTACCCGCTATCGGTCGTCAATCTACCGTTCAGGCTATCATCCAAGCTAAGTACAATTACTTGCGCTTTGGTGTTACTGGACCGATGATTGCTGCTTCTCAATCTGATGTTGGATCTTTTGTAAGAGCCGCTGCTTTTGAATTAGAGCAAGGCTACAATGATCTTAAATCAGATATTAACAGACAACTTTCTTGGGACGGTACTGGCGATCTAGCTAGAATGAACGCTGCCGCTGCCGCATCTACTTCTATCGTAATTAAAGGTAGAGAAGACGCCGAAGCTGCTTTGAAGTTTGTAGATGTTGGATTAGCTTTCGACGTATACACTTCTGCGGGTGTTTTGGTTCAAGCTGGTTTAGAAGTATCTGCAATTTCTGCGGGTGATGCTTCAAGTTCTACAGCTACGTTGACTCTTAGTTCTGCTCTTACAGCTTCTGCCAATGATATTATAATTCGTGCAAATGCTGGAATCGACACAGAGATTCAAGGTCTTTTAACTCAGCTAGACGGTGCTACTACTACAATATTTAATGTGGATAGAAGCCTTTATCCTTCTACGCAATGAAACGTAAAAGATTTAAGTGCGGGTCAACTTAACCTTGATTCAATTCAAGAGGCTCAAGATGAGGCTGAACGTAGAGGCGGAATGTCTTTAAGTGCGGTTTATTGTGACCATTCTTCTCGTCGCATGTACCAAAATTTACTTACCGCTGATAAGCGTTATGTAAACACTAATACTGATGGTGACGGTGGATTTTCTGTTAAGGGAAAAAACTACCTTTCTTGGAATGGTGTTCCGGTTGTGGCTGACAAAGATTGCCCTCCTAGAATGTTCTTACTTCCTGACAAATATATTGTTAAATATATCCAGAAGGAATTAGAGTTCGCTAGTGAAACAGGGACCATGTATATTGCACAAGCTGAGAGTGATGAATTAGAAGTACGTCTAAGACATTTCTGTAACTTGTTTAATGAAATGGCTTCTGGGTCTGCGGTTGTAACTAACTACGTTTCACCTTGATCAACTTTAAAGGAGTTTAAATGGCTGCGGCTGAGTATCAAGATTCTAAAGTATTATCGGTTCATAGAGCTGTAAGGCTCCATGACCTAGAGTTATATGCTGAGAGAAACAATTTTGGGATTATTACTGTCTATCAAAAGAGAAAGAAATTTATACCTGTTTTTTCGGATAAGACTATGACGTTCTTTAACTTGAAAGACACTCCTGTTTTTGTTTTGGCATTGACTAACAATTGGCAAGCTAATGGCTTCCCGGTTGATTGGGGAATTGAACCAATACTACATAGACTTAAATACTCTAGTCCTAAAAGAGCCAATGAGCTTTTTAAAGAGATTGAAGTACAAGATCAAAAGATTCTAGAGGGTGAGAAAAGGGACGTTCTTAATCAGAACGAGGCTTTCTTATCAGATAAACATTCGGTGTTTAAAGAGTCGTTTAAAGACGTCCGTACTGCTAATATGAGTAAGGTGGATAGAAGAAGACGACGGTTTGAACAAAACAGAGATATAAAAGGAGATTAAAAAATGGCTATAGTAAATAGAAGTAAAGATGCTTCTGAGCAAAGAGAAGTAAAACATTTTAATATCAGAGAGTCTTCTACGGGAGCTAGCGATATGTTATTTCGCGCCCCTCACGCAATGACTCTTGAGTCTGCCAATTCTGCGACTGTGCTTTTATCAGGAGCGCCGACGGTAGCACTTAACATCCAACGCTTTGTAGTAGGCGCAGGGGATACACTTATTCCTTTGGCTGCCGCCCTAACTCTTGTGGTTCGTGGAACATCTGGACCACAATCATTTAGTGTTACTAGTTCAGCTCAAATGCAAGCGGGTGACTATTTAGTTGCTACTAGCGCTGGCACAAATGCAGCGGCTCAACAAATTAGTATTAGTTGTGTTGTGAAAGCACTTCAAGATATACGCTCTTGGGACTTTTAATTAAATCCCGTGTGTAGTGTCCGGGGTCGGGGGTTAAAATCCTTGACCCCACTTTTTAACTTAGGGGAATAACATGGCTGCGGTGAATTTTTATTTAGTTTTTGGTTCAGGCGATCCAAGTAACAATACGGGACTTGTACCTACTTTTGACGTCTTTAATAACGAGGCTGGCGGAGCTACTACGGCACCTAGTATATCCGAGATTAGCACTACGGGCATATATACTTTTGCGTATGATCCAACGGGATCTATTAACTTTGTAGTTAACGGAGCAACGAGCGGACTAGCTGGCAATGACAGGTTTATAGTTGGAAGTTTAGACGTAGGTGATAAAGTAGCTGAAACGGGTACTACTCTTGTGGCCATTGGTGACAGACTTGGAACTAATGCGGACGTCATAGGGGATGATTCAACGGACCCAACTACGGCTTTTGGTTTCTTTAAAAGAGCAAGAGAATGGCAAGAGGGCCAGAGTGATTATGTAAGAGCAACGGGAGTATGGACTACGAAAGACACAGGCGGAGTCACTACTATTGCGATTAGAACTATTAGCGATGATGGGTCTAGCGTAACTAAAGTATAGGATTATTAACGGACACACACATAGGGGAAATAAGAGTATGAAGAAACGACCAACAATTGCGTTAGCATGTATTCTAAAAGACGAGGCTCATAATATTGGGCCTTTGTTACGTTCAGTAAATGGATGTTTTGACGCTATCTATATGACAGACACAGGTTCGACCGATAACTCGGTTGAGATATTAAACAGCAAAGAAGCTGAGGAAAACGCAGATTGCCCGATTCATGTCTCACACTTTGAATGGGTTAATGATTTCGGTAAAGCTAGACAATACAACTTCGACCAAGTGCCTAAAGAATACGATTACATTATGTGGCTTGATTTGGATGATGTTTTATCGGACCCAGAGGCTTTTATACACTTTAGAGACAATTCAATGCATTGCTGCCAACAATGGTTAGTTCCTTACAACTATGCTTATGATGCTCAGGGCAATTCGGTGTGTACTTTCTTTAGAGAGAGAATAATTAAAAATAACTATGGTTTTAAATGGAATTATTTTGTGCATGAGGGTTTGTTGCATGACAAGTCTAGAAAATGTGACTCTAGCGCCATTCAAACCTTCACTGTTAATCATATGCGAACAGAGGAAGACATAAAGCAAGATAGATCAAGAAACATTCAATTGTTTAGAGATAATGGGGACTCGCTACCTCCCCGCATGAAATACTATTATGCCAAAGAGCTATTTGAATCCCAAGAGTATATTCAAGCAATTGAGATTTTTAAAGAAGTCACTCAACTTGAAAAAGGGGAGCTTGAAATACACGACCGGGTTATGGCTATGCAATATCTAGCTATGGCCTATGGGGAGTGTAGTAAGTGGGATCAATCACTAAATGTAGCACTATTGGGATTACAATTGTGCCCTGAAAGAGCTGAGTTTTGGAATATAGCAGCCGATGCTAATGTAAGATTGGGCAAGGCTCATGGTGCGGTTATATTTTACGAGGGTGCTAGGAATTGTTCAGCGACTTGTCTTAACGGAATGATTTACACTAGCCCTACAGCTTTGAAAGAGTATCCAACTTACCAATTGATTCAAATCTATCTGAGTTCTTTCATGTTAGAAAAGGCTCAAAAAGAGATTGACCGGTTGGTCGAATATAAGCATCCCGAGGCTCCTAAATTTCAAGATCATTTAGACAAGATCAAGTCTATGAATACTTTGGTAGATCCAAAAGACTTAATTGAGAATGAGGATATTATAATCAGTACGCCAGCGGGTGGAATTACTGAGGGTTGGGACGAGGTAGCATTAGCTAGCCGTGGCCTTGGCGGAAGTGAAACGGCTTGTGTAGAAATAGCTAGGCTTCTAAAAAAGAGAACGGGAAGGCCTGTTAAGGTCTTTATGCGCAGAGAATCAAGTGATGTTATGCCTAGTGGGGTTGAATATCATCCTATTGGTAAGCTTGAGGCTTATTTTAGAAAGTATAAACCGGCTAGACATATAGCTTGGAGACATACGGCTAAATTAACAGACGCACCTACCTATGTTTGGTCGCACGACATTCTGACCCCTGGCGTGGAAAAAATGGACTATGAAAAGGCCATTTGTTTGACTAATTTCCACAAGCATTTTTGTATGGATATGGCTGGGGTTTCTGAGGATAAAATTGCTATTATGCCAAACGGGATAGACCCGTCTTTGTTTAATGAAAAAGTTGAGAAAAATCCAAACAAAGTTATATTTAGTTCAAGCCCTGACCGTGGTTGGGAGAGGTCTATAGAAATATGCAAGCTTGCAAAAAAGGAGCTTCCTGATTTAGAATTACATTTGTTCTATGGCACTGAGAATATGAGAAAATCAGGCCAAGTGGATGAGGCTAACAGACTGGACAGCCTTATATCAGGCAATGATTTCATTAAATATCACGGGTTTGTTAGTAAACAAGAGTTAGTTAAGCACTTTAAGGAAAGCTCTACATGGCTTTATCCGTGTGACTTCATTG